CGCCTTGGTTCTCGTAACGAGCTCTCATCGCAAAGATGAGACCAGTAGGACCGCTCATTGGTTGAACGCCAGCAATGTCATAAGCGACAAGGTTAGGCATTGAACGGCGGATTAGGCTGATTAGGATTGGATCGAAACCAGCAAGACCAGCAGTGTTGGTCGATGATAGAGCTGAACCAGCAGGTGAGATGGTTCCAGCGCCGAGTGAGTTAACGGCAACTTCGTTGAGCATTCCGTATTCTTCACGGACTGCACGCTCTTGGTTTTCTAGCAGGGTAGCAACTACTTGCTTACGGTAAGCATCCTTGATTTCTGGAAGATCTTTATGACCGAGAACAGGTGCCCACTTTTCCTGCAAAAGTCTTGAATTTGACATTTGCTTTTTACTCCTTTGAGTTTAGATGGGGTTTATGTTTTATTATCAGTTGCTCCAGCGGGAAATCGCCTGAAGGTATGCAGCCATTACTGGTGATACTTCTTCTGATGATTGCTCGCCCGAGACTTCAGGTGCAACTTGCTCAGTCACTACATGCTTAGGGAAGTAACTGGAGATGAGGGTTGAAACTTTGTTTTTGAAGTCTTCTTCAGAAACAAACTCTACACCTTCAGCGAGAGAAGCAAGTTTTTCTCTATGGGTATCAACTAGTCCCTCGCTCATTTGATTGAGGATAACTTGCTTGTGATAACCAGCGAGTTTATTATTAAGTTCAATATTGCGTTCAACCTGTTCGGTGAGACGACCTTCCATTTCACAAAGCTCCTCAGTCATTGCTTCAACAGCATCGACTTTATCTTCTGGGAGATTGAGGTAGTTTTCTTCAAAAACTTTTTTGAGACCACCCATGAACTCTTCAGCGATCTCAAGTTTGAGACCTGCGTCGAGTGCAATTTGGTTCTCTTCTACCCAAGTAGAGATTGCATAGTTGAGTGTTGCATCAACTTTTTCTGCTAGTGATGCAATCTCCTCTTGGAGTTTAACGGAGAATTGTTCTGCTAAGTTTTCCGCAATAAGGTTTACTTGCTCTTCGATGCGTGTTTTAACAGCAGCTTCGAAAATTGTAGTTGCTTTTGCTTTGAAATCTTCAGAGAACTCTCCGCCTTCGGTTAGGGCAGCAACATCTTCAGCAGCTGAATAGTTGATTGCTTCCATACCAAATACTTTTGTATTGTTAGGACCATTCTCTACGCCATAACCAGATGACTTAACCGAGAAACCTGAATCTTGATGCTTGCCGCGAGTTTGGTCATCCGAAACTCTTTTGTTGTGCTTAGCAGCTTTTGCTCCAGGATTGTCCTCACCCTCTGGTGATTCAAAATCCGAACCACCATTATCTTCTTCAGATTGTCCAGGAGCAAGTGAAGTAGGTAGTTCAAAACCAGAGTCTTTGTGACCGCCACGAGTTTGTGAGTCACTGACTTGTCCAGTTACAGGATGCATGTATTGACCGATACCAGATGATTGGCCAGGAACGATTGCGGGAGAGAGCGCACTTGTGCCAACTTCTGACTCAGTTACAAGCTCCTCAAACTTTTCGTTTAAGTTATCTGACATTTGAGATTCCTCGTAATTCTACTAATATGTTTATTCTATGATTATTTATGAAATTATAAACTTTGTAAGAAGTGACTGAAAGCTTCCAGTGACCTCTCTTCAATATTTTTTCTGGTTGACTCAGAAATATATCTGTGGTATTTAGCAATATTAACTTCTTTAATAATGCCATTTTCCCACACCCACTCTTTTCCTTCCATAATTCCATTCACAAATGCGTCAGGCGCGGAGGGATCTGCAACAATATCTGCAGCAGTGGCGAGCATGAAATCATCACGCACGTAATTAGCACCGTTCTTCTCTTCGATAGAACCCATGCCTCTAGAAGAAACGCCAAGTTTGACTCCTGATTCAAGAAGTGATTTGGCAATTCCACCCATAGGCGTATTTAAAATTTGTGCTTTACCAATAAAATTGCTACCTTCTGCTTTGAGAGAAACAATTTTGTGTGACACGCGATCCAAATTTACTGTGGGACCATCAGGGTGACCAAGTTCACCGAGAGCACGACCAGCAGAAACATACTGTTCGTTATATCTTCCAACTTCTCTTTCAAGAACGTTGAAAGGATATATTCTACCATTACGATTTTTTAAATCTGCTTGAAGGAATACACCCTCAATGTAGAGTAATTTTTTTCCGTTTGCTTCTTCCTCTAGGATTTGAATATCCTCAATACTCTCGGTGATTAGTTTCATTGGTCTGTTTCCTCTGATGGGGTTTCTTCTACCTCCTCTTCAGGAGCTTCTGGTTCATCAAAAAAAGATTGTGCAACAACTTGCTTGTAATCTTTCATTGCTTCCGCTGCTTTTCCATAGAGGATGTCAGCGATTTTGTCGAGTGCTTGAACTCGATTGCCGTCACGCACGGCATTTACAACTTCAATAGTATCCATTTAATTTACCTATAATAAATTATTTATTTTTCTGATGTTTTAGGTTTAACTGGTGCAGCGGGAGCTGGGGGTGGTGGAGGTAACGCTCCAACTTCCAAACTTGCTGCGTTCATTAGGTTTGTGTGGATAGGATCAGGAATCTTACCTTCCGCAATTTCATTTTCCATTTGCTTGGAAATTTCTTCGTACTCAGCATCAGTTTGCATAAGAACTTGTTTTCTGACATACTCAATTGAGTAATACTTTCCTAAGAAAGGATCCAGAGCAGTAGCAACTTGTAAACGATTGCCCATCAATTCCGCTTGCTTAAGTTCTTCAAAATGATTATCAAATTGAAAATCATATTGAATATGCTCTTGCATTTCTTCCCAATCTTCTGGAGCAATAACTCCTTTTAGAATGAGTTGAGTTTTAAGCATGTCATGGAATAGTGCGCTAAACTTCTTGCGAAGGCGCCCAATCCATTTAGCAAACTTAAGTTCATCACGAAGAATCTCAGATGAACGACCAAGTGAAAATCCTTGGTTTGCATCATCTAAACGTGATGGTGGTAAATTGAGTGAGTTGTATAATTTCTTTTTGAAGTATTCAACATCCTTCAGTTCTCCCAGATTTTGACCCCCAGGCAGAGTTGTGATTTCAGTTCCTCTACCACCTTCGCGTCTTGGGAGCCAGAAGTCTTCAAGCATACTCATATGCTTTTTGTCGTCACGGATTTCTCCTGTGGCTGCATCATACACAAGTTTGTTTCTGTAACGCGCCATTACCTCTCTGAGGTATTGCTCTGCTTTTACTTTAGGGAGATTACCTACATCGATGTAGAAAATTCTTCTTTCTGGTGCGCGTGATAATCTGTAGATAACCAGTGCATCTTCAATCATGCGAAGCTGGTTAAGTGATTTGATTGCTTTGTGTAGGAAACTCAAGACCATTTTTTTGTTGAGGTCTTGAATACCAGATTGAATATAAGTGATTGAATCATTTGCAATCTTGACGCCACTTGTTGCATTGTTAACGTCAAAGGTTGAACTGATGAATCCCTTAGGATTATACATGTAGTATTCTACATAATTTCCAAAATCATATGCAAGTGCATTTGATGGGTCTGCAGTGTTTGCAGATAGCACTTGTGCTAGTCTTGGATCTTTGTTTTGTACTCTTACTTTTTTAATTTTTAGTGGGTCGATGAATCTAAGTTCTGTAATACCTGCTTTTGGATTTGCCAGGTCTACAACTTTGTGGTAATATATACGCCCATCGATATACCACGTTCTAAAAATTTCGTGTGCTCTAGTATCAAAATTGAGCAAACGAAGAATGTATTGAAATTCTTCTCTAATTTTTTTCTTAATTGATTCGCTTACTTCTAAATTTGACAACTCAATAGCAACAGGAGTATCGTCTAAACTTGAATTAATTGCTTCGTTAACAATTTCATCAATAGCAGAATCAACTTCTGGATGCATTGACATATCACGATAACGTTTGATGAGGTCAAACTCATTACGTGCAACACCGTCTATATCTACATACGAACCAAAGTAACCACCAGCTACGGTAGTTACTGCGTCGTCAGCAGAAGGAGGAACTGGAGATTGTCCTTTCAGTTCCTCCTGTTTGCTTTTAATCGAGAATCCAAAAAGTTGACTCATGGTTAAAAAATTTCACAAATGATATATGTATTTATCAAGCAATGTTTTGGTCATAATTGCCAGATGTTCCAGAAGTCCAGTACTGAAGTTGGAATTCAACTGTGAAATCTTCAATTTGGTCGTTGCTATCATAAGCAAGATCAATTTGAGAAACATTAGTTGGGAAACAACTCCATAACTTGTAACTTCTGGTGGCGGTGGGAGATGCAGCATTGGTTCTTTCTAACTGTTGAATTAGAATATCTGCAGTATACCCAGTGCCATTGCTTGGAGTATTTAATGCAGCAGTATTTGCTTCATGAGCATTGATAGACTGCATCCACTTTTCCATACCGTTGCGAATCTTGAACTCTCTATCGTTGATAAAGGTTGCTGTCCAAGTATCAAATGTTCTATCTCCTGCAACTTTTACGGTTCTGCCACGGAAAGGAACTTCGATAACACCTAACTGAGAAGCAGGAAGAGCAGCAGACTTACAAAGTAAATTTGTAAGTTCTACATCAGTTCCATTTAAGAATCCAGGTTGGGTTGTTGAAGGCCAGATGAATGTGGCTAAAAATAGATTAGGGCGTACACCGCCTTGTATGTTACTTAAAAAAGTACTTACGCTACTCGTAATTGGCATTTTTTGTTACCTCGTAATTTTTGTTATTATCAAACTGTTTGACCAGTTATTTCAGAAAACTCAACACCAGTTCTTGTAGCAACTACCGTGATAGTTACGTAGTTGATAGAACGTGTTGGTTTAACATAAATTTCAGCAACAAATTCATTTCTATCAATAACATCTGGAGTGTTATTTGTTTCGTCACAAACAACTAGGTAATCAATAACTCCTCTCTTTGCTAACACTTCTGATAAGAATGAGTTAGCAGCGTTTGAGAATCCGATTCTAGTTGAACTATCGTTGAGTTCAAATAATACATTTTTTGCTAGATTATTCATTCTCTTTTCAATCGCAAGGAACAAACGACGAACGTTAATTCGGTCAAATGCACTTGGGGTTGCGAGAGCTGTTTTATCACCGAAGAGAATAATACCTTGACCAGGGAAAGCAGAAACTGGATTAATTCTCTTAAGATATAACTTATCTCTATCTGTCTTAGTTGGAGAGTATGCTAACTTAACAGCATTCTTAATACTTCCTCTTTGAACACCAGCAGGCGAGAACCAATCTTCAGCATTTGTTGAAGTTTGTACGCATAAACCAGCTACGTCTCCGTTACAAGGAATGTAACGATATACATCATTGAAACGGTCGTAGATATATTTGTAACCGCTATCAAACACGGCGTAAGAAGTGCTGCTTCCTACAGAATCAAAGAAGGAAATGATGTCATCTCTTTGGGCACTTGCTGATGATAAAGCAACAAATGCTTTATGGGGTGATACGAAAGCAATACAATCTTTTCTGGTGTTAGCAACATCAATTGTTTTTTGTGCTTTTGTTATTTGGTCTGCTCTGTTTGAAAGACTACCGCCAGTTAGAATAAAATCAACAGTAACGGTTTCTACATCTGAAAATACATCAAATGCGGAAGTAATATCAGAAACTGTAGATGTGTAAGAATCTAGACCACCAGATAGTTGTAATGTGTTGTTGCCAGCAGCAACATTACCTGAACCAGCATAGATATAAGCTGAACGATTGTTGATTACATCTTTGTAATACCTTGAACCACCTTGAGCATCTTTAGCATTTGATAATCTAGAAACATAAAGATAGGTTTCTAGGAGGTTGTTATTGGCATCTAAAACAGCAAGGTGAAGATCGTTTGCTGTTGCTGGTGCGTTAGAAATAGTAGACCATTTTGTTGTACCAAAAATATTTTCGTTTGCGAAGGTAGCTACACTACCGTCAATCGAAACAACTTTTAATTCATTCCCCCACAAACCAGCAGTGCGAGCAGCAAACTTCCAAGAATATGAACCGTAGTTAGCATCAAAATCAGTTTTTGATTTGATAGCAGGTGCAGTAGTGCCAGAAACAAGTGGATATGCTACAGTTAAAGTAGTTGCGGGTGTTACATCAGTAAGAGTCCATCTCTGTACAGATGCTGCTGTAAGATGAGTAGCAGCAGTAGAACCAAGTGCACCACGAGTAACTACAACTTCGGGTGATTCAACTGAATTAATACGCATATACTCACTATCAACTCTGATAAAATCACCAACAGCAAGTCCAGTTGTTTGTGATAATGTGATGATAGTTTCTGTGGCATCTAATGGTTCTGCAACTGTTGTAGCAGCAAAACCAGCAGGTTGCGATAAAGATTGTTCAATTACTGTAGCACCTGAAGCATGGTTTGCTTGTGAAGTTCCTAATGCACCTCTAGTTACTGTTAATGTTTGAGCAGTTGTGTCAACTGCGGTAACTAAGAAAATTTCATTATCGACTTTTACATAATCATTAACTGCAAAAGTAGTAATGTTTGCTACGTAGAGTTTTGTTGCGTCTGATGATACTGCAGTTACTTCTGTTGCAGCATTTTTTAATCCACTATTGTCAACTCTAACAACGTTGAGTTGTCCACCGTATGAAAGGAAAGTTGAAGCTGTAAACCAATCTTCAAAATTATCTGCGTTTGGAGAACCGAATGTCTCTAAGAGTTCTTTTTCTGTAGCAATGTTAACTATTACTCCTACTGGACCCCTTTCAAAACTGCCTACTAAACCAGCAGTATTTGCTTGAGTTGCTACAATAGTTTGAGCAGTTAAATCACGCTCTCTTAGAACAATTCCAGGTGATACTTGACCTGCCATGTTTTTTACCTCTTGAAAAGTTCATTTTTTTAACTACAAATATTTATGAAAATGATTAGTTCAGGAGGGGAAACAATGCATGAACAAACTACCAATCGGGATAATCCCACTTTGCTTCTGATTTACCTTCTCGGTGATTCATGATTCTTTTTATGGTACAATCTTTACACTCATATGAATATGATGATGGTAAATATTTTTTACCTTTTCTAATAACATAAAAATCTGACATCAAATCTTTTATTTCTCTACACGACCTACATCTTCTTTCTTTAAACAATAAATGATCTAGTGAAAATTGATCTTCGATATCCATCAAAAACCTACCATATACTCTACGTCTGCATAAGGATTTCCATATCCATCTGTATACCAAACATTACCATCATCATCTACAAATTTTTCTTCGCTATCAGTGATTCCATCCG